TATCTGGGCTCTGCGTCAGATGGGATATGACGTGTGCGGAGTGTACTACAATATTCTTCGCAAGTGCGACCCATACTCAGCTCGCACCAAGGCTCCGTACCACTACCGTGAAGCTGTGTACCGCAACGACAGAGAGATTGAAGAGTGCGGTCGTCAGCTCTATCATCAGTATTTGGCCATGAAGCATGCTGATCGCTACGGTTTCTACTGCAATCCAACTCGAGATTGCTCGTGGGATTGCGAGTATCGTCCCATCTGCATTGCCGAGATGGAGGGTCGTCTTGAAGCAGCTGACCTTGAGGAATTAGCAGGCGTTGAGGGATTCCATATCAAGCAGGAATCCGAGTCAGATAAGGATCCAAACAACAAGATTGAGAAGGTGATTAACAATGGCTAAGAACACCATTAAGATGTTAGTCTATGGTGACCCTGGCGTAGGCAAGACGGTCTTCAGCTGCTCTGGAGACAAGACTATTTTCATTGACGTCGAAGGCGGAGCTCTTTCTGTCCAGTCGCGTATCAAGTCCAAGAAGGTCGTGAAGAAAAAGTTTGAGACCTTCGACGAGATTGAGGACTTCATCCGCACTCTTCAGGAGAAGGGCAGCGGAAAAGCAGATACGCTTGTCATTGACTCCATCACTGAGCTCCAGAAGAAGCTCATGGACTACATCGTCGAAAGCCACCCTGAGGTGAAGCGTCCCTATGGCGATGGTCTCACTGTAGGAGACTGGGGATACAACACAGAGCGCATGCGCAGATTCACTCGTATGGCACGTGACCTCGACATGAACGTCATTTTCACTGCACTCGCAATGGACGAGAAGAACGAGGTCACTGGAGCCGTTAAGACCATGCCTAAGATGAGCTCTAAGTTGGCTGCTGACGTTTGTGGCTACGTTGATATCGTTGGATATCTTTACGTAGACAACGTCCAGACCGATGAGGGTACTGAAGCTGTGCGTCGAATGCTCGTTCAACCTGTTGGTTCGTATTATGCGAAGGATAGGTCTGGTATGCTGGGAACCGTCATTGACAATCCAACGTTCCCTGACACTTATAACATGATTTTCGGTGAGGAGTAAACTATGGCTGTCGATTTTGCAAATTTACTTGATCTGGGTGAGTTCACTGGTAACGAGGACGAGGGCACAGGTTTTAGTCCTATTGATTCGGGTCGCTACCGCGCTACCGTCTTTGAGATTTCTCGTGAGGTAGGTAAGAACTCTGGCAAGCCTTACCTGAAGTGGTGCTTCCAGATTTGTGAGGGGGAGCCTTTTGCAGGTCGTCGTCTTTGGGACAATACATCCCTCAGCGACAATGCGAAGTGGCGTCTTGTCCAGGTGCTCAAGGCTTGCGGCATTGATGTCCCAAAGGGTCATCTGCAGCTTAACCCAAATGATCTGCTTGGCAAGGAGCTTATCATCACGGTTGGTCTTGAGCCTGACGAGTATGCCAATGACCGCGATGGTACCGATGACCAGATGCGCAACGTCATCAAGAGCTTCGCTCCAACCAATGGCGTCTCTAAGCCAAAAATTCAGGTACCTGATGCACCGAAGCCCACTTCTAAGCCTGCACCAAAGAAGTCCGCTAAGAAGGCTCCTAAGGCTCCTAAGAGCTCAGAGGAAGTCGAGTACGAGCTACCGTTTGACGAGACTCCCGCTCCAGCTCCTGCTCCAGCCCCAAAGGAGGAGCCACTCCCTGTGACTGACGTCGCAGATGACGATGACGACGATTTTGACTTCGAATAGGACGTGAAATGACTGCCCAGAATATGTCCATCAAGGACTACTTTGAATACGCATTTGGGCAGCAGCTGACACCTGATAGCAGCGGTGAGGTTGCTGTCAGGTGTCCTTGGCATAACGACACAGTCGAATCCATGTCCATTAACCTGAATACAGGTTTGTGGACGTGCTTCGGCTGTGGTCTCAAGGGTGATATTTACACGTTTGTCCAGCTGAGCGAGGATACTGACTTCAAAGGAGCTTGTAAGTGGCTTAGCGACAGAGGTTTTGTTGGTGACGTAGAAATCGAGCTGATCGATGGAGAATCGTCTAAGAAGCCCAAAGTAATCACTAAAAGACCTCAGAAGAAGCTTCCTCCTATCTCAGATATCGTTATTGACGGTCTGGTAGACAACCTTTGGTGCAATAGAGCTGCGCTAGATTTTCTGCACGAGAAACGTGGTCTCACTGATGAGACCATTCGTGAGTTCAAGCTCGGATATCATAACGGTCGTATCACGATTCCTTTGTATAATGAGGAAGGCTGCTACAACATCCGTCAGTACGACTGGGCTAAGCGCGATTCTTCTAAGGTCATCAGCTGGGAGCGCGGTCGCGGCGGAGTAACGCTGTTCCCTGATCCCCATTTTTGGTCTGATGACCCTATATTCCTGTGCGAAGGTGAGATGGACTGCATTCTCATGCACCAGTTGGGGTTCAATGCTGTCACGTCCACCAGTGGCGCAGGTAATTGGAAGCCTGAGTGGAATCAGCTGTTCCATAGCCGTGAAGTAAATATCTGCTACGACATTGACAAAGCTGGACAAAATGGCATGGTCAACGTAGCGAACAACCTTGAGCACATTGCTGCTACTGTGCGTATTTTGAACTTGCCTATTTCAGAACCCTCCAATGGAGACGTTACTGACTGGGTAGTAGGGTATGGAGCCACTCGAGATGACTTCCAGAACCTCATAGATAAGACGGTTCCTCGCAATACCCTACAAGATGAAGACGACAACGAGGTGTATGATGTTCCTCTCCATGAGGCATCGCTGGCTAAGTATGCAGGTAAGCGCATACGTACCGCTGCCGTTGTAGCAGGTAAAGACCTTGAACCATACATCGTACCAGACAGGTATGTCGTACGATGCGCTTCTGCCAACAAGAAGAAATGCACGGTCTGCCCTATCGGGATTGCTGGTGGAACGCTTGAAGTCAACATACCAAAAGACTCACCAAATCTGATGAAACTCCGAGGTCTGAGTGACTCTGTCCAGAAGACTAAAATGAAGGAATTCGCAGGTGCTGTGGGAGATTGTACTGTCGACATAGACGTCATTGAGAACGTCAACGTGGAAGACTTGGTGCTCATTCCAGAGCTGAGTTGGAACGACGAGAACCAAAGCTACGTCACTCGTCATGTCAGCATTGTTGATCACGGTATTCAAGCAGGTAAAAGCTACGTTTTCACTGGCATCACGGTGCCAGATTCAGCGACTCAGCATGCCACACATCTTTTCTACGACAAGGAATGGAGTGAGGACGACATCAGTTCCTTCGAGATGAACGATGAACTGAAGAGTAAGCTCACTGTGTTCCAACCTTCAAAGGGTCAAACGGTCAGACAGAAAATGGATGAAATCGTCCGTGACCTATCTACGAACGTTACCTCAATTTATGGTAGAGACGATGTCCACATCGCTGTCGATTTGGTATACCACTCACTCCTCAGGTTCGACTTCGATGGGAAACCTTTGAAGCGTGGTTGGCTGGAGGTTCTCCTGTTCGGTGATACCCGCACAGGCAAGACCGAGACCGTCCAACAGCTCATGAGGCACTATCGTCTTGGAGAGTTCGTCACAGGTGAAGCGTCTTCGTATGCGGGTCTTGTCGGAGGTCTCCAGCAGGTAAACAAGCGATGGCAGATCACATGGGGAAAGATCCCTCTGAACGACCGCCGACTTGTTGTAATTGATGAGGCTTCAGGTCTTACTCAAGACGAGATTGCGAACATGTCTGGTATTCGTTCCAGTGGCGTGGCTGAGATTACGAAGATTCAGACCGAACGCGCACTTGCTCGTACCAGACTCATTTGGATTTCTAACCCTAGATGGGGTGACAACGTCTCAAGCCGTACGTACCCTGTCGAGTTCATCCCTCAGCTGATCGGAAAAGCTGAGGATATCTCACGATTCGATTTGGTCGTGTCTTCTGCCAGTGAGGATGTCGATTCGAAGGTCATTAACAGCAACACGCCAGATGAGGTTGAGCACGTTTATACGAGTGAGCTGTGCCACGACCTAATCATGTGGGTATGGTCTCGTAAGCCTGAAGATGTTCTCTTCTCCAAGCAGGCGCGTGAACTCATATATGAACTATCTGTTAAAATGGGCGAGAATTACACATCTGAGATACCTCTGGTAGAAAGCGCAGACTTTCGTGTGAAGCTCGCTAGAATGGCTTCTGCATGGGCAGCAAGGCTATTCTCAACAGATGACGGCAACCGCTTACTCGTCAAGAAGGAACATGTGTTGGCTGCAGCTCAGTTTGTTGACGATTGTTACAAGAAGTCCTCGTTCCGCTATCGTCAATTCAGCGAAGCTCGCGCTAAGGAAAATGAACCTCTTGGTACGAGCAGAGAGGACGTTGTCAAGTGGCTGGAGGACGAACCTCTTGTTCTTCAGTTCCTGTCAACGTATGATGAGTTCAAACGACAAGACGTGGAAGACTTCTGTGGAATGACCCGTGAAGATTCTGCAGATGTTACCAGGTATCTTTCAAGCCACAGGCTCGTTCGGTTGGGTCGAGGTACGATGCACAAGACTCCAATGTTTATTAAGCTGCTTGAAGAAATGAGAAATCTATGAATGTAACAATCATCGGGGCAGGTATGGCAGGTCTGCTCGCTGCTAAGGCTTGCATGGATTGCGGGATTGTACCTCAGGTGATTTCCGCTACGAAGCCACATCCAGGTTATGGTGTCCGATATCTTCACGATGCATGTGGTCTGCCTATCAGTTCGTTTGAGATTGAGACAGCATTCGTCGGATACGGGAAGTGGTTTATGCGCTGGGACAATGTAAGCCAAAACGCTATGGCTCAGCTGTATGCTCAGAAGACTGGAGCATCTCTGACAAACAATTCTATTCATCGCTCAGTTAAAACGGTCAAAGCTTACGACTGGATGGAAGCATGGGGCATGCTTCAAGGTCTGCGTATTGTCGAGGACAACGTTGAGCCTAGAGACATGAGAATACTCTCCAAAGGCAATGACCTAGTCATCAACACAGCACCACTTAACCTGATCTATCCACACGCGAGGTCTCAGTGCCGCAGTCGCGAGATGTATGTCTCCAGCTGCAGTCCATATCCGAACAGTCCAGGCTGGGCTAATCACCCAGACAACCTCATCGTTTACAATGTCAATCCTGAGGAGACCTGGACTCGGTACAGCAGGGTTGACGGCATTGAGCAGACTGAGTATATGAAGCCTGTCGAAGGTGCTCACACAGTTGTCAAGGTCGATGGCAAGGCTAAGTTTTATAGCTACCACCACAACGTCCTGCTGATTGGTCGTTACGGTAAGTGGGACTCGACCTACATGGCTCACATGGCGTACTATGATACGCTTTCCCGTCTTTCGAAAATGGGGGTTGACACAAATAATGTGCGCTAACAGGAAGAAGGTCTTCGTAGACCTTGACAATGTGATGGCAGACTATGGTGGAGATTTCCTCAGGTGGGCTACAAATGGTCAGTTGAGTCCATCTCCGAATGATCTTACATCTCTTCATCTTAATGAGATTCTGTGCTTGGATGAGGAGGATTATGCTGAGCTAAAGCGCAGATGGAGGGTCGAGGGGCACAAGCGCGATATGACGATGATCCCAGGCACCCATGGTGCGCTTCGTAGGCTGTCAACGTGGTACGACGTTGTGATCATCTCCAGTCGTCCTGCTGACAAGTATGACAACATTCGTAGCGACACAGAATACTGGCTTGAACAGCATGAACTCGAGTACAGCGAACTGGTGTTCACGAAGGAGAAGTTCGACTACGTCCGTGACCATTACGACAAAGATGATGTGCTCGCGATCTTCGACGATGATCCTAGGAATCTCGTAAAATTCGCAGGTAAGCACACCATTCAGTGCTACATCGTAGACAGACCATACAATAGATCTGGTGCTCCATTTGTACATAGATTCAGAACATTGTACGATGCAGTATGCCATTTTATCGGTATGAATGAACCCTGGAAGGATAAAGCATGATTATCTCTATTGAAGGTATTGATGGCGCAGGTAAGTCTACGCTCGCGGATCGTCTGAGTGAGGAGCTAGGGTTCCCCATTCTTGATCTGAACAAAGACATGCTTGAACCCTATGAATATGCGCATAACAACTGCAAAAGTACTCCCAATTTTGACAGAGACTCTTGGAAAGTGGCTGCAGTGGCGATAGAGACTCTTCATGCTGCAGGAGCAAATGCAATTCTTGATCGAACTACATTGTCATGTTGGGCATATCAGCAGCGCAATGATGCAAATCTTGAGTATCTTGCTCAGGTGATTAAGCACGTCAAGCCTGTGATCTTGATGCTTGACACAGATGTAGACACATGCCTTGAGCGTGACCCAGACGTGATCAAACGTGGATGGGGATATGACGATTTGGTATATCAGAAGCATCGTATGCTTGCAGCATCTGAGTGCTTTGCTCGTGCTGGTGTTCCCGTTATGACTCTTCACCATCTGAGCGATCTGTCGACAAGAGATATCTGCAAGATCATCGTAGGGAATCTGAAGGAGATGAATCTGCTGTGAAAGATGATTTCGTGAACCTCCACTGTCACAGTGAGTTCTCTCTGCTCGACGGTATGCCTCGTGTGGACGACTATGTTGACTGGGTTGTGGCTCACGGTCAGCCTGGCATTGCCATCACCGACCACGGTGCTATGGGCTCTGGGTATGCTCTGCTTAAAGCTGCTTCTAAGGCTGGAATTAAGGGTATAGTTGGCATCGAAGCTTACATTGTGCCTGATGCTAGCAAGCGAGTCAAGGGTGAGCGCAGGAGCCATGTAACGCTACTTGCAAAAAGCTGGAAGGGTTGTCAGAACCTTTTCAGGCTGTCGACCAAAGGCTGGACTGATGGCTTTTACAATCGTCCTCGTATTCAACCTAGCTTGTTGAAGGAATACAGCGAGGACGTAATCTGCCTGTCAGGTTGCATGGATTCCATGTTTGGTAAGACCAAGAATCCACTTAAGCTCGGAGAGCAGATGGCTGAGATTTTCGACGGCAGGTTCTTCATGGAGATCATGCCTACGAAGATCAGGATGCAGACATATATCAATGAGACTGCGATTCACGTAGCGAACACACTAGGACTCCCGCTCGTCGCTACACCAGATTCTCACTATCTTCGTGACTGGCAACCGTATCATAAATACTACCTGGGAACAGGGTCTAAAGGCAAGGTGTGGGAGTTCGACGATGATTGTTTCCATCCCATGACTCGCAATGAAATGGGTGGACTTCTCCTGGCGAACCATCCGTATCTGTCTCAGGCGGACATTGAGCGAGCTCTTGACGGTACACTGCAAGTATGCGATATGGTCGACATCCAGATGCCCCAGTGGAAGTCTCTCACCCCGCAGCCGTACGCAGGACTCACAGAGGATGAGGAATACGAGAAGTTGCGAGAGCTCACCTACGCTGGTATGACTATGTCGAAGTGGGACGGTAAACGCGATGACCCAAGATACATCGAGAGACTCGAATACGAGCTCAACTACATTCACGAACAAGGA